CGGCGCTTGTTCAGCACTCCGACCGTGGCAAAGTACGGGATTGATAAAGAGTCTCTGACTTCAAAACGGAAGCGCCAGATACTCAAATGCAGTCACTGTAACCACCAATTTTTACCGTCCTATGAGGAAAACATCATCATTCCAGGGTGGGACAAGCCGAAAATTGAGATTAACCGGAGCAATCTTAAGGATATTCGGTGGCAAGAGGCTAGGTTGCTATGCCCTTGTTGTGGCAAAGAGCCTGACCAGAGCATCCAGTATCGAGAATGGGTGGTAGAAAACCCCCAAGAGAACTATGACGCAGTAACTTACTTCGTCAGTCCGTTCTGCGCCCCGAACATCCTTGTTCCATCCTACCTTGTTAAAGCCTCTACGGACTTTAGCAAGTGGTCAGAGTTTCAAAATCAGGTGCTTGGCCTGACTGCGGAAGATAAACAGGAGACCTTGACCCGTTCCGACATTGAAGCCGCCCTGGTACAAGGTGACTTTACCTCGAACGACATGCACTTTATGGGCGTGGACTTGGGGCTTACCTGCCACATCACCATCGGTAAGTTGGTGAATGAGAACCTTGTTGTGGTAAAGAGGGTTAAGTGCCACGTATCGCAGCTAGAGTCTACACGCCTGGCACTTGCCAAGCAGTATCGAGTGATTGCTAGCGTGCATGATGCTTTTCCCTATACAGACTTGGTGGATCGGATTACCATTTACGACCCTAATGCTTACGGGGCAGTCTACGTGACAAGGGCATCGACAGAGCTTTACACCATTAAGGAGCGTCAAGCTGAAGTTACAGAAGGTAAACTGAACCTAAGGGCGGTGCATATCAACCGGGATGTGGCACTTGATAGCTTGATGATGGACTTTAAAAACAAAAAGATCATTGTCGCTAAGGAAGACGATCACGAAACCTTCGTTAATCATCTTCAGGACATGAAGCGTATCAAGAAGTTTGATAAGCATGGAGGGATTATCTATCGCTGGGAGAAGACAGAAGGTGAAGACCATTGGCACCACAGCTTGTTGTACTGCAAGATAGCGGCCAGTCTGAGAGGGACATTTACCGGGACGGACACAGTGCGCTCCCCACTTGTCAAGACTTTCAAGGTCACTAACCCTAACTATAAGACGACTCCGCTTGGTTTAAGGATGGTTAAGCGGTAAGGTCTTACCAGAATTAGGTCCAGTCCTCGCAGCCTTGGTCTTACCATAGGGTAACATCCAGCCCACAAGTGGGCTGGACCCAAGGAACCTCTAATATGCAAATCTTGAAACGCCTTGATGCCGCATGGCAGGCGGCTACTGCCCTGCCACCCTTCCCCATGCCCAAGGCACCGGGCAAGCCCCTGTCCCTGCCTGGGTATCGCACCAGTAAGACAGTATCGGCTTCAGCCGTAAGACGACCTGATAGGCTACTTGCTACGACTGATCGGCTATCGGCCAGGGACTTGAACGATACGCGAAAGACCATTCGCGCCCTGGCCAAGAGCACGCCAGACTTGTCCAGTGCGGTTAGCTTCGTCCTAAGAGTAGGTATTCCTGAGCAATATACAGTCGTAGCGCGGAATATGGACGGACTTGTAGACGCAGAGGCTACGAAGACGGCTCATGCCTTGCTAAGACGGATGACCTTCCTTGGCAATCCAGACGGAAGCTTTGGCAATAACAAGGGTCTTCAAAGCCTGAGTGAAGAGCTGGGCCAGGAGCTTGTCCTAGATGGGGCGGCTTGTCTAGAGGTTGCACTTGATAAGCAGCGAGTGCCTGCTAGTTTCAACCCGATTAGCGTCACTACGCTGGAGATGTATGAGGAAGACAATTCCTTCAAGCTGAAGCAGAAAGTTGGGGGCGACTTGATCGACCTTGACTATCTGAACATCATCTACGTGTCGGTGGACCAGTTGCAGACTGAACTGTACCCCAGTTCCTACACAGAAGCTGCTATCCAGCCTGTGCTGGCGGATATTGACTTCAATAATGATTTAAGACGGGCCTTGAAGCGCAGCATTCTGCCCCGACTTACGGCCATTATTGATAGCGAAGCTGTCAAGAAATTGACGCCGCCTGACATTTTGATGGACCCTGACAAGTTTGCAGCTTATAAAAATGAGTTGATTGCAGAGGTTGAGGCAACGGTGAACGAGGCAGGGCCGGAAGATGCATTTGTTGGTTACGATAGCGTGACTTACAAAAACATGGAATCTGGGCAGGCTCCTGGGGAACTTATCGAGCGCATTCAGAAAGTCCTGAACGGGAAGATCGTGGCCGGGGCCAAGACCTTGCCTACCATCCTTGGGCACGGCGGAACGTCGAATGCGGCCAGTGCAGAGACTATGCTGTACGTGAAGCAGGCCAACATGATCCGCGTTAAGCTGAATGAGCTTTACAGTCGCGCCTTGACTGTGGCTATTCGCATCCTTGGCATTGATGGTTACGTAGAGTTCAAGTACGCTGAGATTGACTTGCGGCCTACGAACGAGTTGGAGGCTTACTTTTCCATGCGGCAGAGCCGCATCCTTGATTTGTTGAGCCTTGGCATGATCGACGATACAGAGGCTTGTATCATGCTGACTGGCAACCTACCGCCTAATGGGTATGTGCCTAAGACTGGTACGATGTTTAGGGCTGGGACGAACGTGATCCAGAATCCTAGCTCTAACACCAGCGCCATGAGTCAGACGTTAACGCCGAAGACGCCTGACCAACCTAAGACACAACAGTGACCCCAAAGAGGGCCAGTATCCCAAAGATACTGGCCCTTGTTCATGCTATAAAGCCGAAAAGGGTAAACCACCATGCAAGACACAATTTTTTGGGCCGGTCCGCAGTCTTCTTACGAAGCGTTCAAGGCGCTGCAGCCTCCTACAGCGGAACAGGCTATGGCCGTGATGAAGGCCGACGAGGCTCTGGAAGCTCAGCAAGGTCACTGGGCACTTGAAAACCAGAACGGAGTCGGTGTGATTACCGTTAGCGGTAGCCTGATTGACGGAAGCGCAGGCTATTACCGTTACTATGGATACATCGGCTACGACGATATTCGTAATGCCGCGATGACGGCCCTGGCCGACCCGGCTATCGGGTCTATGCTGCTTGTGATGAAGACTCCGGGCGGCATGGTAGCGGGTGTGAATGAGACCAGTAAGGCGTTGGCTACATTGAGCAAGATCAAGCCTATCATCACGTTCAATGCGAGTCAGATGACTAGCGCGGGCTTGTGGCTTGGCTCAGCCGGTAAGAAGATCGTTACGGATGCAACGGCCGTTAACGGCAGCCTTGGGATCATGCAGATTCACACTGAGTATTCCAAGCTGTACGAAAAAGAGGGTATTACCAAGACGGTAATCCGTGCAGGGGAGAACAAGGTTCTGGCTAACGCGGTTGAGCCGCTGTCCGACAAGGCTAAGGCTCAGATGGAAGCCCAGGCTAAGGCCATGTATGACGTGTTCCTGTCTACCGTGGCTAGCAACATGGGTCATACAGAGGCTCTGGCTGAGTCTAAGTATGGTGGCGGTAAAGTCTTTATCGGTCAAGCGGCTGTGGATGTTGGACTGGCCCATGCCGTGGGCGGTTACGACGACGCCTATGCACTTGCTAAGAAGGCGGCTGACAAGATTGTGGCTAAGGCTGCGCCTCAAAATCCCAATCCTCAACGGGCTGTAGTTTACAGAGCCGACCTTGGTGCTACCAATATGGTAGCTGTTCCCATGCTTGGGCTTACGTCAGATGGCTTTGTAGCGGATAATTCGGCCATTACGGAAGGAACCCCAACCATGACCCGACCCTTGGACCCTGAAGCTTTGGCTGCACTGGCAGGCGTTTCGCCTGAAGCTGCGGCTGCGGCTGCGGCTGCCTTGGCGGAGCCTGAAGCTGCTGCAGCTTCGACTCAGCCTACTGCCTCGGCCCCTACCGCACCTGTGACTGCGCCTGTTACCTCTCCTGCATCGGCCTCAGCATCGGAAGATGTAGTGGCTCTGACTGCAAACTTGGCTACTACCAAGAACTTGCTGACAGAAACCACTGCCAATCTGACTGCCGCCAACGCCCAGGTGGAAACCCTGAAGACGGAGCTGGCTAACGCCAACGCTAAGGCTCAAGCAAGCGAAGCTGCTATGGCTCCGTTTGTGGAAGTTGTGCGCAAGAACCTGACGGCTATGGGCATCAACTTCGGCCTGAACGCTGAAGCAGTTGCAAAACTGGCCCCTTCCGAAGTGTTGTCTGAACACAAGCGTGTGAGCGACTTGTTTGTGGCAAAGCTGAAAGCTGGCCCTGTGGCTCAGTCTTCCAAATCTGAAGTGGCAAAGGCAGAACTGCCCTTGGCCTTCGCCCTGCGTACCAACCAACTGAAGTAAGGAGCCAACTAACATGGCAAAAGCACACAAGATCGTCCCTCAGCTTCCGTTGGCTGAAGTGACTACCGCTATCCTGGGGACCAGCACCTCGGATATCTATACCGACAAAGAGGTCGGCAAACTGGTGAAGCTGTCAGCTTCCGATACCTACAGCTTGGCTGCTGCCGGTGATGCCATCGAAGGCTTCATCGTCCAGGTGGAGACTGGCACTTCTGCTGGTCGCACCATCGGCGGTATCGTGGATGACAAGAAGCAGTTTGTGACTGCTGATGGCCTGCAAGCCACTCCCGGCACCGGCACCATTGCCTTCAATGACTACGTGGTGGTCGGTACAGTGGTTGCCAAGGGCACCGCTATGAGTGGCTACCCCAAAGTGACCAAGGCTACCGATCAAGCTGCCGCCAAGGCTGCCCCGTTCGCGTGGCGCGTGGTGAGCTTGGGCACCGCTGGTACTGGCGCAGTCGGTACTGTCCTCGTGATTGCACGTACTTAAACCCTTTTTCCAAGATTGGAGATACTCAAATGGCATTTTTCATCGACAAAAAGGGCACTCCGCAGCATGTGCAGATCGGCCCTGAAGTTTACGCTGAGGCCAGCGCCTTGGGCCTGACCGTTGACCAAATGTTCAACGCCAAGTACGGCAATGACGTGGACCTGACCAAAGGTACTCCGTGGCGCCAACTGTGTGCCTCGGAAGGCTTGTCCTTGACTGAATCCAACAAGTTTGGCATTCGTCCCAAGACTGTGGCCCAGGTGATTGCTTCCAATCCCACAGCCGCTGGTCCGACAAACAGTTCCGACATTGGTGCTCCGTTTGGCTCGGCTGCCCGTATCCTGTACCCTGTGGCGGTGCTGGACATGGTGGAAGACGTGCTGGCCAAGGAACGCAATGTGGATACCGTCTGCTTTGACCAGATGGTGGCCCAGAACATCAGCATTGCTGGCGACAACTTCATGCAGCCTGTGGTTTCTTACCAGACTACCGGCGGCCCTGAACAAGCCAAGGCACAGCGCGTGACTGAGTTCGCTACGCCCGGTTCCATGCTGCGCATCGGTACAGCCGAACGCATCCGTTCTCTGCCTGCATTTACGATGGGTATCGAGTTCTCTGACAAAGCTCAGAGCGCCTTGTCCATCGACGTGATTGCAGAGACCATTGCCCGTTTTGTGGCCGTGGAGAAGGATGAGCGTGTCTATACCTACCTGTCGGCCTTGTTCAACGGTGACAACGATCTGGTGGTGGGCGCAATTTCTGCCGTGACTTCTGCATCCTTGGATTCGGCCTCTACAGGTGGTGTGTTGACCCACAAGGCTTGGGTGAAGTTCCTGGCTCGCAATCGCAAGTACCGGAACCTGACCCACTTGGTCATGGACATTGACACTTACCTGAAGGTGGAAGGTCGCACTGGTCGTCCTGGCTCGAACAACTACGATCCTACTCTGGTTCGTATTGATCCCCAGAACCGTCCGATGAACAGCGCCAACATCGGCTTCGGCAATGATGTGCAGTACTTCATCGTTGACGCAGCGGCTGACGGCGGTCCGGTGCCTGCCAACACCATCTGGGCTGTGGATGCCACCAAGGCCATCACCCGCGTGAGTTCCAGCACCAGCAACTACAGCGCTTCCGAGGCTTTTGCCCTGCGCCGTAGCACTGCTATGCGTTGGGACTGGGCAGAAGCTGTGTATCGTCAGTTTGGCGACACAGAGCTGAAACCGTTTGATGTGCTGACCATCAGCTCGTAAGCAATAAGGATGGCTATCGAAAGGTAGCCGTCCTTAAAGGAACCTCTCATGAAGATTGCAGACTCTAGCGGAAAATGGTACGTCAACAAGGGTGTGTACCCCTTCGTTGACTCTGAATCCGGTACTCGGTTTGAGCCGGGCGAGAAGACCAAGGCTACTCCTACGAGTTGGATGGCTGTGCAAATTGAGGCCAAGGTCTTTGAGGAAGTCGCAGACCCTATGGCCCCTGCTGCAAAGCCTGAGCCTGAACTGGTAGCCAAACCGGCCAAGAAATAAAAAGACCCGCTACGGCGGGTCTTTTCTTTGGTGTCCCCAATATCAAAGCCTGTCCAGACTTGGTAGTCTCCTTGGCCCATAGAATGCGCTATGGCACTTACAGACTACACCACAAGCGATGACGTGCGAGCCACTCTTGGGGTGTCCCGTACTGAGCTTCCTAACACAAGCATCGAAACCAGCAATAACGAGCTGATTGTCGTACTGGCCTTGGAAGATGTGTCTACTGACATACCCACAGAGTTTGCCACGGTCTCGGCCTTGCCCTCTGGCAGCCGCACAACAGCCCAGCAACGGTTCTACGACTTAGTGAAACTTTTTTCAGCTTATGCTCTGTCAAAGAGTTTACTAACTTCCTTGCCCATGTTTGGCGTACAGCGCCTGACGGATGGTAAGGCCGAGTTCCAACGGCAAGCAGACACCTTTAACGATCTTAAAGATGGGATCGACTCCGCACTCAACGCCCTGCGCTACCGCTTGGGTGCCGCCTACCAGACCTTGTTCCCTGGAGAATCAGTGGCCGTCCGTGTGACTCCACGGATGACTGCGGTTGTTGCCCTTGGTACGGACCCTGTAACAAATGCCTGAATTTTCGGCTGTCGCCTCCCACTTCGACCAAGAGCCTGTTTACGATGGTTACTCCAGCGTAAGTCTGTTCAACGCGCAATTCAACACCTTCGACGATGCTTCGCCTGACGGTAACGTCCTGAAGCGTCGGATCATGTCTGTCGCACCCTTGACAGTCATGCCTGCGCGTAAGGTCATCCTCAACGCTAACGAGCGTTGGGTAGTGGGTGACGGTAATAACGAAATGTTCATGGGCGATATTGTTCGCTCTACCTACTGGCTGAAAAAGGCCACGGACCTTGTTACGATTCTGACTCCGGCTCAAGTTATCTCAGGAGCTGCAGGGACGACAGCCTACGCTCACCGTGCCTATCTTAAGGATACAGTACAAGGTGTGACGGATGCTGAGTATTACCCCATGTGGGACTTCTTTCTTTCCGTGACAGAGACTGTTGCGAGAGGAACCTTCTTCAAAATCGGTACAACCCTGTACCGTGCAAGGGCTCGGCACCTTGAGTTGAGTGGGCATATTCTGGCAGTGACAGATGAGCTGGAATCAAACAACCTTGTCACTGTAACCTTTGCTGACGCCGGGACATTTGACCCCATCACAGAAACCTATTCTGGCAGTAGCTCCAGTGTAAGTGGGATTCTGATTGACTCGACAAAGCTTTACAAGCTGGTCACTGACGCTGATCCTAAAGTGCATTCTGGCGACCAGACCTTGATCCTGGCTGCGAATCCTGGGGTAGGTCGGAAGTTGACCATCGCAGGGGTTGCGTATCAGGTACTCTTGGTCACGCCTGAACGTGATGCCTATGCTGCACGCTTACGGAGACAAGGGTGAAAATCTTTACCGTAGACCTGAATACTTGGAAGAAGAAGACGGAAGCGGCTAAGCGCCGCATCCGTGTTTCTGCGTCCAAGCATGTTCAGAAGCGTGTCCTGCTTGTCTACAAAGAAGCCCTTAGAGTCAGTCCCCAATGGTCAGGGAACTATGCCTATAACTGGCAGATTGAGTTCTCACACAACCCTAATCCTGGGTATGACCGGCGATTCAAGGCTGATAACTGGAAAACTGTCTATCCGCCCAAAAAGGCTGGCGATCCTGTGGCAATCAACGCCGCCTATGATTTTGCGAAAGACCTTGTAGAGCAGATCAAGTGGAATCACAAGGTTCGGCTTGTCAATCCTGCGACGGTAGCGCCCATGATTGAGGCAGGTACGATAAAATTGCGGCCTGAGAATTTGATCCCTGGCGGTAAAGGGGTCATCGCACACCTGAACATGAAGTTCAATTACCTGGGCCGTTAAATGGGACGAGAAACCATCCGTGTTGATATAGTGACTGCTGTAAAAGCTGCGGCAGACTTGTTTACGACTTGGCCTCTTAAGGTTGAGTACGACAACATTTTGGTAGTTGATACCAGTACCCAGACTGATCCCTTTCTTTGTGTAGAGATTAAGCACACAGACGCCTATCAGGCGAACCTTGGCCCAGGAGCCTTGCATCGCTACATGGGATTCATCATCCTGTCCGCAGTTGTTAAGGACGGTAGCGGAAGCAGCAAGGCTAACCAGTTACTTGACTTCCTTGTCCCGAAACTGCACGGGAAGACCCACGGAACGGTGCGCACCTTGTTGGCAGAGAGTGCACCTACCAAGCCCCACCTTGGCTGGCAGTATTTCCCCATGCTTATCCCCTTCTGGTCTGACCAACCTTCATAAAGAGTAAGCTCTTTTTTCCATATCGTAGCAACGGTAAGGTTTTACGCCAACCCTAGCTGCTAGACTCCAGTCATTGATTGTCCTTCCTTGGAGTCTAGCAAATGACATTCGCCTCTACCAGTTCTGTCGTCGTTTACGGCGCACGCGAGCCTTCTTTCGGTGTGGTCGCCACAACCGGGAATCACCAAGCATTTCGTGTGACTGGTGAAAGCCTCAAGTTTGACCTGACCAAAGAAGCCTCTGAAGAAATCAACGACACCCGTACCATTGACGGTGAAGTCATCGTTAACGCCGCTACTAGCGGCAGCATTAACTCGGAAGTCTACTACGGTGCAGACTTCTCTGCCTTGCTGGAAGACGTGCTGCAAAGTTCGTTCGTGGCCTTCGGTACAAACGGGGTGGGTACTGCTGTCTCTGTGGACATTACCACTACCACTATCACTGCTTCGGTGGCTCCGACTGGCAACAACGCTTTTACCGGCCTGCAAAAGGGCCAGTGGTTCCGCATCTCTTCTGCTGGTGCCAACAACGGTAAGTTGCTGCGTGTCAGCACTACGACTGCGCCTACCTCCACGGTTATCACCTTGGACACTAACACCCCTGGTACTGCCGCCACTGGTGAAAGCATCCAGATTCAGTCCAGCCGCCTGACTCATGGCACTACCAAGCGCTACTGGTCTTTGGAGCGTCGCAACACCGATATTGGCTTGTTCACGGTTTACCGTGGTCAAGCTCCTTCTCGGATGAGCTTGAGCTTCTCGTCTGGTGCCCGTTCGACTGCCACCTTTGACTTCATGGGCAAGAACTCGGCCAGCAACACCTCGACCTACCTGCCGGGTACGACCACCGCTGCCTCCACCTACAACATCCATGCTGGTGTGGGCGGTGCGGTGAATGCTCTGTGGTTGGACGGTGCTCCTGCTACCGCTTTCTTCAAGTCGATTTCTCTGTCCTTCGACAACAGCATGCGGGCAATTGACGCCATGAACAACCTTGGGGCTGTGGGCGTCGGTAACGGCACTATTGCTCTGACGGCTGATGTGCAGTTGTACTTGGAAGACGCTTCCGTTTACAACAAGTTCATCGCCAACACTGCTACCAGTATCATCTTCAGCTCTATCGATGAGTCTGGCAATGGGTATGTGTTTACCATCCCCAAAGCCAACTTGTCTGACTACACCAGCAATGCTGATGGCAAGGACCAAGAGCAGATGATTGATGCCACCTTGACGGCTCTGCGCGACAGCTCGAACGCTACTGCAGGTCTGCGTAAGGCAATCTTCATTGACCGCGTGGGTGCGGCCTTGACTGCGATCTGATTGTTTCTCCTTGTAGGTGAGTGATTCCCCTGGTAGCCTTGCTGCCAGGGGTTTTTTCGTGGCACAATAGAGCCTCACTCACTTACTGGATTCCCTATGACACAAGAGATTGATCTGTTCCGCGCATTCGCTACTGATGAAGTGGCTGAAGTTAAGGGCGCTGCCGTTACCATCGAAGGTTTCGGCTCTCGGGTGTGGAACATTGCCCGTTCCAACAACGAGGAATACAACAAACTGTTCATGAAGTTGTATGCCGAAAAGCAAGCAATCATTGATGACCGTTCTGACGAAGCCGCGAAGGCTCGCGCCGAGCAGGCCGGAAAAGATGTGGTCTTGGAGTGCTGGGCAAAGACCATTCTGGTCGGTTGGGAAGGTGAGGTCACTTTCAATGGTGAGAAGTTGGTCTACAGCCCGGAAAATGCTAAGAAACTCTTGGCTGTGAGCGAGCTGTTCAGGCGCTTTGCTGCCAAGGCTAACGACTTCGCTACTTACCGCATCTTCAAGGATGACAAAGAAAAAAACTAAACGCGTATCTTGAGTGGCAGGTTAAGTGGGGGGATCGCTTAGACTTCCTACAAGAAATGGCAAGGGAAACTGGAACCTTGCCAAATGCCCTCAAGACAAGACCTACACTTGACACTATCTGGCAGTACCCGTACCACGTATGGGGAGAGATTAGCCCAGGCAGAAAAGAGTCATTGCAAGGTGTAGGTCGAATACCGTTTAGTGAGTTGTATGCTTGGGGACAAGCACACAATTACACTTCGGATGATTATGAGCTTGTCTGGCATGCTGTTAAGACCATAGACCGAATCTGGGTAGGTCTTATCAACGAAAAGCTCAAGTCTCAAACGCCGCCTGGGGGTGCAAAGCCTCCTGCTCCGGCAAGAAGAAAGCGATAGGCCCGCCTTGTGCGGGCCTTTTTGTTGCTAGGCCGGGTAAAATCGCGGTACGCGATTTCTAGAAGGCCCTGCCATGAGCGATTCCAATATCTTTGAGTTCAATACTGACGCCGAAGTTAGGGCTGTAGATGCCTTCACGGCTGCGATTAACCGCGCCGATGCAGCAGTAAACAAGCTCAGCAAAGAGAATCTGGATAACCTCTCTAAGGCTGTCAAAGATTTAAAGGCTAGCGGCAATAAAGAGTTAGATCAGACCGCACAGAATCTGGCAGCCTCTGCAGAGAAGCTGCAGAAGATGATGAACACGACAGGCAAAGTGCCTTCATCATTCGTTTCTGAACTTCGTTCAGCCCAGGCCGAACTCAAAAGTGTTTTGCAAGACACCGGAAGAACTTTGTCGGCATTTAACCGAGAAGTTGAGCAACATAAGCGGCTTATTGATAATGGCGCTTCTGCAGCCTTGAAGGCTGCCAGAGAGCAAGCACGAGTAGATAAGGAACTGCTGACCGATCAGATTAAATCCATTAAAGATGTTGGGGCAGCCTGGAAGCAACTGCAGCAGATTAGACAAAGCAGCGAAAGCCGTGATTTAGCTGCTGCTTCTGTTGGGCCGACCAGGGCCGAGTATTTAGCAGGCAGTGCAAAAGCTGCTGCAGAGGCTGCTAAGCAGGAATCTGCCCGCTTGAAGGCTGAGGCAGAAGAAGCACGCAGAATCCAGCAACAAAGTTACAGCATTCTCTTCGCTCAGGCTGAACAGTTCTACAAGGATCGTCAACGTCTGGCAGACGTTTATGGTCGGGCCGGAAACCTTGCGCTTAAGGACGACAGTCTTCGTTCGCTAACTGCTGACACTAAGGCTCAGGCTGCAGCACTTGCTGCCCAACAGGCTTCGGTTGTTGAGCAGACTCGTGCTTACTACCAAAAACTGGAGCAGGTAGGTGTCCTTAAGGACACTATTCGTAACCGGATTGCTACAGGCAATGTAGGAGTCACTTCTGCCAGTCCTAGAATGGACTTCGACCAGAAGGAGGCCTCTTATCGCACCTCAATGGATGCAATGAAGGCTTACTACGAAAGCCAGCAGACTGTTGTTGATAAGCTCAGAGACAGTCATGCCAATCTTAGTTCGACTATCGGTAAGGGTGTTGCTCCTGCAGGGCAGCTTAATAATGCTCTCAAGCAATTCACCATTGACGGTGATGTAGCACACTCCACTGCACGAGGCCTGGCCTCGGCCTTCGGCTTGTTGTGGTTGACCTGGGGCAACCTTGTACCTCTGTTTGCCGGTGCAGGTATCAGCTATGCCGTAAAAAAGACATTTGATATTGGCTCAGAGGTTGAGTACAACATCAAGTTCATGGAGCAGCTTGGGCTGGTCAGCAAGGAAGCATCGGGCACTGTACGTGAAGCCCTGCGTCAGATTGACCAAGACACCATGTTCTCTGTCAGAGAGTTGAGTGCTGCTATGGTTGATTTCGGTCAATCAGGCTACAGCATGTCTGACTCCTTGAAGATGGTTAGAGCTTCGGCTGACCTTGCGGCAGCCGGTATGGTGGACTTGAAGACCGCCTCTAGAACTCTTACACAGGTCAATGAGCTGTTTGGCCTGTCTGCTGACGATGCAGCTAAGACTGCATCTAAGTTGTTTACTGTCACTAAAGCATCTTCTCTAAACGTAGAGAACCTTGCAGGCTCTATGAAGTACGCTAGCACGGTTAACGTGCAGTACGGCAAGAGCCTGGAGGAAGTGCTTGCCTTGTTTGGTGCTCTGTCTAAGGCAGGTATCAAAGACAGCATGGCCGGTACAGCCGTGGCCAACTTTATGCAGGACTTGAGCGTTCGCTCAGGAACTGCAGCTAAGGCAGTGGCTCAGCTAGAGAAGTCTCTTAACTCTGTCAAGGAAAAAGGAGCTAAGGACTGGAAATTCACAATGTTCAACGCTGATGGTACTCAGAAGACGGCTATTTCAGCCATCACTGAGCTGTCGAATGCGATGAACAAGTTGAAGCCAGAAGCTGCCAACAAGTTTATTCAGAGCCTGACAACTGAGCGAGGTATCCGAGTCTTCTTCTCTGCCATCCGTGAAGGTCTACCTGACCTGCAAAATATGGTGGAGACCCTGCAGAACGTCAAGGGTGATGAAGTATTTAAGGCTGCCAAGGGCATGATGGACACCACTAAGGGTGCCCTGGAAATGCTCAAGTCATCTCTTGAAGGTGCTTTGGATAAGGTGTTTGACACCAACTCTCAGGCATTTAAAACCTTCATGCTCGACATGAAGCGGGTGTTTGATAGCCCTGAGTTTCTGGCTACAGTTCAAGGCATCGTTCAAGGTGTAGGAGCCCTGTACGACAGCCTTAAGACTCTTTATCCGGTAATGGAGAAAGTCGGCTATGTATGGCTCGGCTGGAAAGCCTTGACTACTGGCGTAGCCATTTTCCAGAGCCTTGGGCTAGCTGTTGCAGGCTTTACTGCTACCCTTGCTATGAGCGGGGCTACGTCTGTTAAGGCTGCTGCTCAGGTAGCCTTGTACGGCAGAACTGCGTCAATCACTGGTGCTGAAATTGTAGGTGCTACTGTTGCGACTCGTGCAGCAGCGGCAGGGATGGAAGTTGCTGCAGCCCAGACCGCAGGTGCTGCGGCCAAGGCTGCTGCCGCTTCTGGCGCGTTTGGGATGCTGGCCCGCGTGGCCGGGTTCTTGGCTAACCCGCTTGTAGGTGCTGCCGTAACTGTAGGCACACTTGCCTACAGCTTCTTTTCCCTGAGAGACGCAGCTAAGAGTGGGCTGTCGGAGACAAGTGCCGAAGTCTTAAGCTCTACTAACACTAATATTGCTAACTACCAGAGGGAGATTAGCAAGATTGTAGAGTTGAGAAACCTGCAAGGTAGCGGAGATATTTTTTCGTCTGCGCAAAAAGGCTTAGACGCAACGGTCAGCGAGTTAAGAGATGCTGAACTGAAGCTTGCCAACTTTGACGATAAGTTGGTTAAGCGTGCGGCTAACGGGCTGTCCTCTAGTCAAAGACTGGCTGATGAACGAACTAAGCTGGAAGAGAATGTTCTTCGCCTTCGTTCTGATAGAGACTCAAAAGCTAGAGTCCTGGACCGTGCTCGCACCGAGGTCGAAGTCAGCGAACTGAACAAGCGACTTGATGCTGAGCGAAAAGCTGCAGCAGAAAAGGCTAGACTGGAGGGTCAACTTGGCTTTGCTAAGAACGGTACAGGCAAGAACAGCTTTGGCAGTGAGGCTGTCAAGTCTTACTCTGACACGTTTGCCAAAATCAACCGCCTGCAAACAGCAGAATTGGAAACTACCAAACAGGTCTACAACGATCAGTTGGCGACCCTGGAGGCTTACCATCGTGCCGCACTTGTTAGCCAAGGCGAGTATCAAGTCAAGAAGCTTCAACTGGCAGCAGAGGCGGATGCCAAGAGCCTTGGCACATTAGAGCGCAGCAAGCAGGCTATCGAGGAAAAGTTCAAGCTTGAGCAAACTGCCCTGAAGAAGGGCAAAGGCTACGAAGCTAACCTGAAGGCACTTGAAGAAGAACGCGCTAATCGCTTGGCGGCTCTGGGCGAGACTGAGGCACGTATTCACAGTGAGCGTGCTAAGCGTTCGACTGAAGTTGCTATGGCTACCTCTATCGAAGCCGCAGCAGCTACAAAAGCTTTTGAAAAATGGAACACTCAAGAGCAGATCAAACTTGCTGCTGAAGAACGGGCACAGGACGCTAGAGAAAAGGCAGCACTGGCAGGCCCTGAAGAAGTCGCACGTATTGAAGCCAGAATCAAGGCCGAAAGTCGCTTTGAGCAGCAGATTGCTACAGTGCAGGCGGCGGTAGAGAGCAATGCCGATAGCTACAAAGCAATGGCTGATGCCATCAAAGAGTCAGGTGACGAATTTGACGTAGCAGCTCTTTCTTACCTGGCCTCCTGGAAGTCGCTCGAAGCCTTGCTTGAGCGTATCAAGAAGCTTGCCAAAGAAGCTGGAACAACTGCTGGAGATGCAGCCGCTGACAAAGCACGAGCCGACAAGCAGAAAAAGTTCCTCGAAGCTCAAGCAAAAGAGTACGAGGACATGGTTAAGAAGGTCGGTGACGATCTGTTCTTGGCTATCCGCACAGGCGGCAAGCAAGGGACCGACAGCCTCAAGCAGATGCTGACTGACGCCCTGCTGTCGCCCTTCAAGATCATTCTGCAGCCGGTCCTGCAGGGTGTCGGCGGGCTTGTGGCTAGCGTCCTGCTGCCGCAGGGCGCAGCGGCCTCTGCAGCGGGCTATGGCACCTCTGCCTTGACCAGCGCAGGCGGCAGCGCCCTGGGCTCGTCCTTGTTCGGCGGTGCAAGCCTGTCCAGCCTGGGCACGGCCTTTGGCGAAGGCTTCATGGCCACCTTGACTGGTAGCAGCATCAGTGGCGGCACTGCGGCGGGCCTGCTGGCTGGTGGCGCAGCTCCTGGCACAGGCTTAGCCGGTACGTTAGGTGCTGCTGCACCTTACGCTATAGCTGCTGCAGCCGTTCTGTCGGCAGTTGGAGCCTTCCGTAAGACTAAGCAAGTAGGCTCTGGTCTTACCGGTACTCTCGGCTCTGGTGACATTGAGAATTACGCTCTGATGCGTAAGAGCGGCTATTTGTTTGGTGGCCCTGACTACAGCATCCAGAACAAGGGTGTGTCTGAGCAGTCTGCTTCGTTGCAAAAGTCTTTCGAGACTATGCGCACTGCTGCAGCTCAGATGGCTACAAACCTTGGGCTGTCTGCCGAAGGTGTTAAGAACTTCACCGTCCGCCTTGGCAGTGATCTGATTCACCCTGACACTGGGCAATACGGCCTGAAGCTGGAAGGCTTGTCTGCTGAAGAAGCCCAGAAGAAGGTTGCTGAGGCTCTGGAGAGCGCTAACAACGAGCTGGCACAACGTATCCTGGGCGAGTGGACAACCACTAGCAAAGAAGTCACCAAGGTAATCACTACCGAAGCTGGTCACTGGGAAAGTGAGCTGCAGGCTGCTACTCAGACTGTTACGGAAACTATCACAGAGTCCACCTACAAAGCTAGCGATCTGGCTAAAGAGGGTGAGACTGCCAGCCAGACCTTGACACGACTGGCTACCGACCTTGCCACGGTAAACACAGCTTTCGACACGCTTGGCGCAACCTTGCTGACCGGCTTGGCCGGAGCAGATCAAGCCAGCAAGTTGATTGCAGCGTTTGGTGGACAGGATGCTTTCAATTCGTCGGCTTCTGCTTACTACGAAGCTTTCTTCACTGAAGAAGAGAAGCGTGCTACCCTGACACGGCAGGTTACTGCTGCCTTGGCAGCACAGAACTACGAACTGCCCACAACCTTGCAAGGTTTCCGGGACTTGGTGGAAGCCCAAGACCTGACGACTGAGGCTGGTCAGGCTACCGTAGCAGCCTTGTTAAAGGTTGCTCCTAGCTTCAAGAAGCTGCTTGATGATGTAAAAACATCAGTTGACCAAGCTGCCACCGCCTATAACGTCAGCACTTACACTTACGAGGCTGCCGGTGAAGGTGCTGTTCAAACTGCCACAGATTATGCAGATGCACTCAAGTCTGTGCAGGACGCTGAGAAGGCTGCTAAGCAACAGTCGATCACCTTGTTGCAAGGTGAAAAGGCTGCTAAGGATGCAGCCCGCGCCGAAGAGCTGGCTCGACTGACAGCAATTCAAGCCGTCGAAGCAGCCCGCTTGACTAGCCTTGGTCAGTTGACTGAAGCTAGCCAGCTCTCTCTAGTAGTGGACCAGCAACGAGTATGGGCGCTGGAAGATCAGAACGCTATCCAGACAGAGCGTAACAGCCTTGAAGAACGCTGGAGAGCCTTGACAGAGACTTCCAGTGAAGCCTTCGAGCGTCAAGTAACGGCTGTTAACGAAAGCAATCAAGCCTTGGCAAGACAGGTTGCTATGGCTGAACGCTTCAAGGCGCTTACTGAAGGCTTGGATGGCTTGGCTAGCCAATTCATGGACGAAGGAGCATTTGCTGCTTACAAGTACACCATGATGGCTAACAAGCTGAAGGCTGCTGGTCTGCCTGGAGAGCTGCAAGATATTGCAGACTGGTTATCTAAGGCTACTAAAGAGCAGTTTGTTGAAGCAGCTAAGAGCATCTTCAACATGGGTGAGTCTACTATCGGACTGCAAGAAGCCATCGTCGCTATCGGCGGTGACTTCGCTAGCCTGAAGGACACAGCCACTTCAGCCGCACAGGCTATCGAAGATGCCTTCAAGGATGCAGGTAAGAGCATCGTCGATTATATCCGTGAGCTTGCGACAGGTGAGGCAGGCTTGGCTACCCCTGGGGAGTTGCTTGCACGTAGCCGTGCCACTTACCAGTCTGACTTGGCCGCTGCACAAGGCGGCAGTAGCGAGGCTGCTTCTAGGTTAGCTGCATCGGCTCAGGCTTACATTGAAGCCCAGAAGGGTTACTCTGCAAGCAGTGACATTACGCAAACTGTTGTCTCTACTGTGCTGTCTCAGCTCGGTGGACTGAGCTTTGCAAGCAGCCAGATGGACGATGCTACGCGCACAGCACTGAGCCTGTACCTGCAGAGCCTGACAGGAGTGCAGCAGTTTGCGTCTGGTGGAGCTTTCACTAACGGCATCGTTACTCGGCCTACCATGTTTAACATGGCCCAGATGGGTGAAGCCGGTGCTGAAGCTATCTTCCCGCTGACCAACATTGGTGGAGACCTTGGCGTAAGAGCTACTACTGATCCAGCGTTAGCTGAGATGTTAGCCGAGATTAAAGAGGAACTTCGTCAAATGCGCGAGCAACAAGCCCAAATCGGCGGCGCTGTGGTCAGTGCCACACTGTCAACCGGCGATAAAGTGGCCTCTGCTACCAGTGATGCGGTATCATCGGCTACTTGGGCCAACAACTCTAGACCGGACCTTGAATAATGACTGATGCTGAGTTTCAAGCATGGTTAGAATCCCCCTCTGCCATACGCTGTGCGTTGGTAGAGGTGGTAGCTAACATTTCAGGTGTAGAGACTACTCTGTACCTGTCGAATCGGGGCTACGTAACTGGCCCTGCAGAGACTCCTGCCAATAAGGTTTACATGCCTTATCTGATTGGCGGAGTATCTTTCACTGAGAGCCTTTCCTTAGAAGGCTCTCCTTCTATTGGTTGGGGCGATCTTGAGCTTAAGAATGCAGATGGTAGCCTTGATGGCTACTTGGATTACGTGTGGGCTGGCCGCGCTGTCAATGTGTATCTGGGGGACATGAGCTGGCCCAGAGCAGACTTTCAGTTGATTTTTACGGGCCTTGTAGATGATCTGTCTTCCCGCAGCCGGGATACGCTGAACATCAAGATCAGGGACAAACTGGACAAGCTTAACGTCAGCATGACGGAAACCTTGTTGGGCGGCTCAACCAGCAACAAGGACAAGCTTCTGCCCTTGTGCTTCGGTGAGTGCCACAATATCACGCCCCTGTTGGTCGATCCTGCAACCCTTGAGTACCAAGTGCATAACGGAGCTATCGAGGACATAATCGAAGTCCGCGACAATGGCGTTCCGGTAACGGTCACTAAGTATCTGGCTACCGGGAAGTTCCGCTTGACAGCTTCTCCAGTCGGAGAAGTCACCTGTAGCGTTCAGGGCGCTAAGCCTGGAGGCACCTACAGCAACCAGATTGCCACACTTGTGCAGCATATCGTAACGACTTACGGTAACGACCCACTTGTCTCTGGTGATATAGACAGCGCAAGTTTTACTGCTTTTGCTAGCGCAAACACTCAGCCAGTCGGCTTGTATCTAGACAGCAAGACCAACGTCATTGCGGCCTGCAACCAACTTGCAAGCTCTGTAGGCGGGCAGTTGGTTATGTCTAGGCTTGGGCAGTTACGTCTGTTGAAGGTCGATCTGCCTGCCAGCGGCACGACGACTTATGCTACCAGTTCCGATATGGTGGAGCGCAGTCTGAGCATCAGTGACAGTCCTAAAGTAGTAGCGGCGGTGAAGCTGGCTTACTGCAAGAACTGGACACCTCAGTCTAGCATCCAGTCAGGCATCCCTGCCGAGCATCTGACCTTGTTTGCCAAGGAGTGGCTGGAGACCCAATCTACGGACAACACTGTGGCCACTACCTATAAGCTGTCTAAAGAGGTAGAGGCAGAAGAAACTCTACTGCTTGTAGAGGCACACGCTACTGCAGAATGCACACGCAGACTGAACCTGCGTAAAGTGCAGCGGCGCGTGTTCAAGTACACGGCTCCGGCCAACAAGTTGAGCCTGCTGCTCGGCGCACCTCACCAGATCACGCACAGCCGGTTCGGCTTGTCTGGCGGTCGTACTGGGCAGATCGTCAAGCTGTCCTCTGATTGGCTGAAGGGCCGGGTAGATGTGGAGGTCTATATCTAATGGCTACTATCGTAAATGCAAGGGACGTTTTTGCTACAAGCAACTTCCCCTCGAATCAACAGCTACCCGATAGGCAATGGCACTATCGACTTTGGTAACGTGACGGGGCCTACACGGCCTAGCAACAATGCTGACGTTACCAGTACCGCTGTAAACAGCGGCGTGACAGTTACCAACACTTCTGGAGGAATTGTCATCAATGGTGGAGGTTCTATCAAAGGTGGACAGACTGCTTATGATAGCGGAACCGGATTCTTCCTTGGCTATTCTGGCGCTGCTTATAAGTTTAGTATTGGCAATGGGACCAAGAAACTGACTTGGGATGGTTCCACCCTTGGCATCGTTGGCGATATTACAGGTTCATCTAGCCTGGACATTACAGGGACTGCCAAGTTTGGCGGGGCCACCCTTGACAGCGGACAATATTGGACTGCCATTTTTAACCAGGGAGGCACAAACGCAGTCGGTGGG